GTATACTTAGTCTTCACTTTCACATCAACATCTTTCACTGCTTCAAGATATTGCTTAGAACCAAGATATCCCACTATCTCTGCTCTAGGACCTTCGAGTTCTAAGACCCAGTGGTCTTTACTGCCGGTAATGTCTTGCTGTACAAGTGCGTTAAGTGCTTCGATTGTCTCACACTGAGATACCACGAAAACCAATCTTCTCCATGTTGGTAATGGAGTTGCAATAAAGGTCTCTGCATACGTAGCCATATCAATGATGGTGATGCCCTTGACTTGGTCAACGTCTGCAGCAGACTGACTAAATGGAGAGCCGACATAAAGTACTTCAGGTCCTTCCTGTCCGCCCACCAGGCGCTGTCTTTTATGTATGTGCCCTGAGACGACAAGTTCAGAAGAGCTAAGACATCTTGGATCGAGGTTTTCTGTGTTTCTGATAGGGCCATAATCTGCTCCTACAAATGTTTGATGCGCTACCACCACTGGAAGAGTCTTACGAGGGAAATTAGACTCATTGCACTGATACGGGACGAATGTCATGTCAAAGAGATCTGTAACCTCGTCTATGACATATAAACCATCAATCTTACCCTTGAAGGGAAGCATCGCGTGGTATTTAGCATCCTTAGGACGATACATGTCATGATTTCCTACAAGATATACATAGGGTATTTCTAGACTAAGAACATAGTTCACATGCTTCATGAACTCATTCATCACCTCAGAGCGTATGACGGCGTGAGTGTCAAAGGTGTCTCCTAAGTTCACAACAAGGTCCGGACGCTGCTCTGTGATGAGGCCGTTCAGCCACTCCAGGAAAGAGGTTGCAAGATCAAATCGATTGATCTTGAGGTGGGGATCGCCGATAAACAAAACACGACTCATTCGCGCTCACAATTCTTAAGAACCGTCTTTTCAAACGCTTCATCAATCTGTACGCGTACTAAATCATTATATGTAGCATTAGTGCCGATATGGCAAAAATCAGTAAATCCAGGTACCATCTTAATAGTCATGCTGCCGCCCGAAGTCATAACGCTGGTTACATGCGGACCAGGTATAGGCACCTGAACTGCCTTATAAACTTGTCTAGAACCCAACGATTGCATGAACTGCGTGTACACGTCTTCACTCATGTAAACAGTATCAACGACAATAAAATTTTCTAAAAACTCTATGGTGCGAGCTTCTATCCAATCCATGGATACGCCATCTTTTGGACAACGCCACTCATTTACATTTACTGGTTTGATGTCGCCGTAGCCTGCGAAGTCGTTTGACATTATACGTCGCCTATATGGCCTTTATTACACCTTACACAGATGTAACCTTCGCCAGTTGCCCCACGCCATTCATGGACACAGGCGCCAACAATAGCGTTATATTTTATTCGGCCAAGCCACATCATAAATTCCTCATAGGAAGACGTGTGTTTAGCTTGATTGCAAAACCAACAACAAGAAACACAGTTACTCGTTGAATAACCTAAATTGTTATCTTTTCTATCAACCCCATTATAAATGTAATCCTGACCAGCTATAGAATTTTTCTTCTTAATACTAGAAGGAGGAGAGTCGCAGTAATGACAATTAGATGACGTCAGCGACTTAAAGTCCTTCTTTGAAAGATTGAATGCTCTACCGCCGTCTTTGGCACCAGATCTATATGCACTATATAGTTTATTAAAACTAGCTTCACCGTTGCTTAGTGTGTTTTTTGCTCGAGAAGCTTCAATGTTAAAACAACCACAGGATCTAGAGGTTCCGCTAATTAACCCTTGCCTTCTAACTGTTTTTACTGTTCCACAATCACACTGACACAACCAATGTGATCCAGAATCAAGGTGACTAAATGCAACTACTGTCCATCTATTGTATTTATGTCCGGTTAGGTCTTTTACTGGTTTACTCACGTTGTAGTACCTAAAATAATCTTTTTAATTTCTTCCACTGAAACTGGACGGAAATTCCATTGATCCACACCTACGTTGATCATTCTACCTACGACCTTCCATTTCTCGTGGACATGGCCACAGATGAGCCACCTGCCGTCATCCTTGGGTCGCCATTTCTCGTACTTGTCATCCCCTGGTCCAATTAATATATAAGGATGATGACATAAGTTAACAGTAGCTACCCCAGGAATATCTAGTGTAGTCTGCTCAGGAAGAACCTTCCAGCCGTACGTCTCGTACTGTACTATCCACTTCTTGCGATTCTCTATGTTTCTAGACTTCTTGTGATAGGAATGACAGAAGTCATGATTGCCCGGAACTAGATATTTAGTGCCATTAAGGCGAGCAGTATAGGCTTCGATAGGTCTAAATGCTAGACTGAAGTCACCAAGGCAATAAACTGTATCCTCAGGAGTTACTACCGAATTCCAGTTCTTAATCATCATCTCGTTCATCTCCTCCACAGAGGAGAAAGGCCTGTTGCAGAACTTGATAATATTAGCGTGCCAATAGTGCTGATCAGAAGTGAAGTAGATCAAATTACGTCTCCTGGTCTAGATCAACCAGATCATTGTCATCCTGAACGACCCCTGCCGCATCTAGCGTGACATCTTTGTCCTTATATGCGTAGCAAGCGGTCATGATCTCGTCCTGCATCTTCTTTGAGTTAAGAACAACCTGCTTCATGTTGTCCTCGCCCTTAACAGGATCATAGTTACCAAACTGCCACATCATGTTGTTCTCCTTACCAGTGGAAGCACTGATAGGATGAAATACAACGCCGAGGGATTTAGCCAGCTCGAAGATCTCTCCACCCTGATCGATGATGCCGTTATCATAGTGATAAGTAAACTGAGCCATACGGGCAGGAATGCCCAATCTATTCTTCTTAACCTTTACACGAACCTTATGGCCGGTCTGCTGAGCAGCGCCAGTAATAGTCTCACCGGACTCAAGAACGCCAGCCTTTGTGTCCAACTTCTCGATCTGCAACATAAGGTCAGCTGCATGTTTGAGAGCCTTACCTTCAGTAATAACATACGGGTTACGTAGCGCCTTCATTGGGTCCATCTCCATAGTAACCTGCTGAATAAAGAAGGTTAGGAGATTGTAGTCAGAGATTACAGGAAGAATCAGCTTAAGAGTAGAAGGGAGATAGCTGGCTCCTGTACCACCCATCTTCTGATCTGTGGTCTGCTTCATGTTTGACTCTTTTGGGTACCTGATAGCCTTGATCGAGTCGATGACGATGCCCTTGATAGGACAACCTTCCTGAAGAAGCTCAAGCATCTCACCACCGATGTAGTCAAAAATCTTGAGAGGATCATTGCTCTTGCGGTAGTATAGACGCTTAGGATCACCACCAATTTTAACAAAGAGAGGTAGGTTGAAGGAATACTCGGCATCGAACCACACGAAGATAGCGTCTGGGTCCTTACTCTGAACATCGGCAATGGCCATCATGGCCAGCAAGCTCTTACCGGCTTGCTCAGGACCATATAGCACTGAGATCTTGCCGGGTTGAAACCCACCGATAGAGGTAGCCCAGTTTAGGGACGGAGAGCGAGAAGGCACGGGAGGAAGAGCCAAGCTCTTCAACTCGGATGCCATCATGCCAAAATCACTTGTCATCTTGCTAAACCAATTAGTCATATTACATTCCTTCGTACGGCGTTAAGTTCTGATCCCCGTACACGATCTTTTTTAAGTCATCGTGAGCTTGTCTAAGCTCACTTAATCTTGCTTTCATAAAGACCACAAAGGCTTCAGTACTAGCCTTCATGTCTTTTGCAGCAATAACATCATCGTCAATGTTGACATATTGCTTTCTTGCTTCACTGGTATCCTTGATCTCGTGCTTAATTAAGTAAGCTTTAGCCTTCTCCAGGTAAGCGATAGACTCAACATAGTCTAACTTAGCTTTCGCTCTTGAATCTCTTTGAATTGCTTTTGCAAGTAGATTAGCAGCTACGTCTTGACCAATGATGAAATCTCTAAGATACTGAGGAGCCATCATCTTGTTTATGGATGATAGCTCCTCGATCTTATTTACATACACGGTAAGGCGAGTGATATCTACCTTTTCAGGTAGTTCGCTCATTTGTCACCTTAGGAGTTGATGATTGCGTCTGCTTCGGCCATGAAGTCATCGTCTGCAGCGATGGCAGCAGGCTTAGTCTTCGCAGTAGACGCAGCAGCTGGCGTCTTGCCCATTGATTGTGCTCCAGCTGATGTCGTTGTACCCGTTGCATCATCGTCCTCGTCGGTCAACTTAATTGCCACCTTGCCAGCGCCCTTAGCAGGCGTTGTGGCTGTTGCAACAGTCTTCTGTGCAGAGACAGCTTTAGCTGGAGCGCCCAGCGTCAAACTTGGCTCGACAGAGAGATCCGCATCTGGAACCATGTCGATCAGGTTTGGTAGGTTGGCCTGGAGGATCTCAGAGAGTTCATCATAGGTTTTCACCTGATAGATAGACGAGAGATCATATCCAAGATTGGCATAGTTCTCTACAACAGAGTCAGCCAGAGGAGAGCGGTCATCTACGAAGTTAAGACGGCCACTGGCATCCTTAACCTTCGCTTGAACCTTCTCAACGCTGTACTTAGTGTCGCGAAACTTACCAGTTGCGTTGGAACGAACGATATCAAACCACACACCTGAATCATCATCAGCGCTCGAAAGCGACGTAGGATCCTGGTTGTAGTCTTGGATATACTGGTTCATCTTAGCCTTCATGTCCTGATGAGCAGTGCTCTTCAGCTCAAGAAGACCCACTTCGCCAGACTTGTCGCAGGCATTGTAGATGTAAACAGTTTTTGGAACTAGGTTTCCGATGAGTTCTTGCAGGCCATGAAGACGTGCCTTAGTATCCTCTTCGGAGGCACCGGAAGCTGCTAACTTTGCAGTGAGAGTTTCAGCACGGTCCTTGAGGCAGTTAACGAAATCAGTAACTGGGCAACGCTTCTCAGAGGTCATTGAGGAAGCGAATGGACGAGCGCGTCCAGATTCTGGGTCAGTGAGTCCCCAGATTACTTGCCACTTGCGATAAGGATAACCATTTGAGTTATCACCGAATGGCGGAAGAATGCGATAGACGTTGTGTCCGTCCTTCACCTTATGTCTTTTCCATTCTTTGCGGGATTTGAGAGAGTCGAGGTTCAATTTGATCTTAGAGTTTGTCATATTTTTCTTTCTGGGTTTTTGTTCAAGGCCATTATTGGCGTAGGTATATTATACCACATTTTACAATTCGTCGGCAGCAGTTCCGTGATAATCTTCAATGTGAGAGTCCATGCAGAGCTCACATATTTCATCGCCGCAGATATCGCAGTAGTCGTCCTCACCAGTAACAACTCCGCAGTCTCCACAATCACCATAACTCTTAGTTGGAGTCATTTCCTTCAGCCTCTTCGTCAGTGATAGCTGGTTTGCCCACTGTTTTCTTGGGCTTACCGGTTAAGTAGGACTCAACATCTTTTTGTTCAATAAGATCAAGTCCAGCTTTATAAAAAGGACCAGTAGAATTAAAGTCACCAACATAGTGGATGAGCTTTGTACCCATTGGTCTTTTCTGGATCTCATGCTCTAGATACTTGTCATATATAGCAGGATACTCAGCTTTAAAGATCCTGTTTACAATGGCAGAGAGATCTTGATCAGTCTTGAATGGCAAACCCTCGTAGTTCAGCATCCTGATCTTGTACACGTTCATCTCTGGGTCATACTTCTGACCAACAGAATTTAATACTTCTCTGAGATGGTTAATACCAGTCTGACCATGCTTTGGTGCCTTCTTAGTGTTCGCCCTGATCTGCTCCAAGAAGTCTGGCTGACCAATAACGATCTCGCCCTTATCCAGCTTCTCTGGTGCCTTATTTACTACTACGAATTTTGCCATCTGTATTCTCCTTCTATTATTCTACTTGTTCAATCTCAGCTATCTGTAAACTCACTGGTGTTTTCCAGCCAGGTTTTAGTTTACCTCGAACATAAACAATGCTATTCTTAGCCCAACCAAGTGCAGCCTTTCGGTCCCAATATGTGCACTCTAGAGTGGTAAAACCGTCTGATAAGTATACAGAGACCTTGCACCATGGCTTACCAGACTTCTTGGAAATACCCTTACTGAAGGAAGAACTCTCAAAAAGTAAGATCATCCCCACTTCCTTATCAAAGTCCTTCTTTACAAGACCCTCAGCTACTTTGATGGTAGACAAAACTGGTACATCACCCATGAAGAGTGGAACTCCAGCTCTGCCTGTCTCTGTAAGAGCTGGCCACCTACCCTTGATAATGTCTACTATGGCCTGATCTGACAGGAGATTCTTATTGAATGCTTGGTTATGATCCTTTTCCATCAAAAATATGGAGAGTGGGTCAAACTGAAACACCTCTGGCTGCAACTTAATCTCCTTGCCTCTGCACTTCTTCCACGTCTCGATGAAGGCCTTCCTGCGCTCAGGATAGTCTGTTATAGACATATCCATCATGTCATCGGCTGCTCTACCCTTAATGAGATATGAGATACCACCAGTATTTACCTTAGCATGATTGATACGAAGAGCAAGATCTTCTATGGTTGGAAACCCAGTACTGCCAGCTTTTTCACACAACTCGCGAACAACCGCAGGACCAACGCCTTTGATAGCTGACAATGGAGTAACAATAAACTTCTCACCGTTGTTCTCTCTTACCTCAAACTTATCTGTTGGATATTTAAGAGAAGGCGGTTTAACCAATATGCCAAGCCGCGACATACTTGATATGTATTGATTAACTTTACTCTTACCTTGGTGAGTTGCATTATCGTCCATCACAACATTTAACATACTGGCCCACCATTCAAATGGATGGTGGTGTTTCAAGTACATGGTGATATAGCCCAATTCACTATAAGCGTAGGAATGCGACTTATTAAACGAGTATCGAGAGAAGGCTTGAATCTGCTGACAAACCGTTTCAATAGTGTCATCAGTCCATCCCCTGGCTCTACAGGATGCGCGAATCCTATTGAAAGTGTTCATGATGACCTCGCCCTTCTTCTTGGCAATGGCGCTACGGATAGCATCTGACTCTTCCCAAGAATAGCCAGCCACTTCCACTAGAAAGCGCATAACCTCTTCTTGGTACACAAACACACCGCGGCTATCCTTCAAGATAGGTTCCAGGTCAGAGTGAAGATATTCCAATTCTCTCACTCCATTCTTAACATCCATGTAATACTGGGCTGCAGTTGTATCGTACAGAGGCGCATCCAGAGTACCTGGGCGCGCAACCGCAGTGAAGTCCATGAGATCCTTGCGGCGAAGGGGACTAAACTCCTTCACCATACCCTTAATTAACTCAGTATTAAATTGAAAAGATGAGTCTGTGTCTTTATTATAAAAGTCCACATAGATACTGTCATCTTCTGGTAATCTGTAGATGTAAGGCATGCCCTTCTCTTCCTGAAGGTAGTCCACTTTATCTTTAACCAATGCAATGCAATCAGAAACCGCAGTGAGAGTCTTAATGCCTAATATGTCAGCCTTTACAAGGTTACACTTCTCAACCATAGAGGCATCAAACTGAGTGCATACGATATTGCCCAGCTCCTTATCCTTCATTACCATAGTAGGAACACGGTCTGCAGATAGATCTAACGTAGATATAACGAACGCAGAAGCATGTCTAGACCATCCTCGAATAGTGCCGATAAGCTTCTTCACCATCTTCTCCACGTCAGGATAGGTATTAAAGAAGTTGGCCAGATTCTTATTTATCTCGACCTGCCCAGCGTTATAATTGCCCTCTTGGTCAGTGCCGCCATACAAAAAATCATACTCGTCCACACCCTGAGGGGAATCTGGGATCGAGTCGCAAATCGCCTTAACCTCAATATCGTTCCTATTGCGACCGTAGAGCGCAAACATGGCATCCTTGATCGCGTTCTTTGTCTTCATCTTCTGGAACGTAGAGATCTGAGCGAACCCATCCTTATATTTGTTGCGCAGGTAATCCATGATAAGCGACCTTGCGCGGTCGCCGATGTCCGCATCAATATCTGGAAACGATCCAGCCCTAATACGTGAGTGAGACAGAAATCGCTCAAACGGCAGGTTAGCCTTGATAGGATCAACGTGTGTAATCTTGAGATAATAGCTCAGTAGAGATCCGCCAGCCGAACCACGGGCAATACCTTGCAGGATACCCTGAGATCTAGCAAATCTACCAATGTCCTCATAGATGAGGAAGTAGGGGATAAAGTTAAGCTTCTCATTCTTCATGATGACATCTACTTCCTGCTTAAAGCGGGCCTTGTAGACTGGGTCGTCGTTCCAACGACCGTGCTCCTTAATGAGCTCCATCATGTAAGAATAAGTTTGTCTATCATAATCAGGAGTCTTTGCTTGGATGTGTGCTGGAATAGCGACTCGTGGGAGATGGTAGTCATAAGAGACCTTGATATCTTTTGCGCTATCTGCCACCTCAAAAGTGTTCTCGATCCAGGTCGCAAATCGTCCCTCGTCAAGCCATTCGCCAAGATGTACTCTGAGTTTGTCGTACATCTGCTCCGCACGTAGTTGGTGGTAGGACTCATAGAAATACCATCCGTTCGAGTTACCATTCTTTAAGAGACAATCCTGAATTAACTTGTCCTCGGGCATTATAAAGTGAGCGTCAGTAACGGGGATTGGCTTGCCACCGTACTTCTCTACCATTTCCTTGAGGAAGAAGTTATATCCTTTTTGCTTGTTACCATCACAAGAACATTCATCGCCAGGGATAGGATCAAAACTACCAGTAGTCTTATTAAAATTGTGAGTAACATCATTACAATGAAACTCAATGTAAAGCTCATCGCCAAAAAGATCACGGTACATGAGGAAGCGCTCCTCAGCAAGCTTCTTATCCCCATCCCAAAACGCCTTACCGATTGGACCAGCTATGCAGCCCGTCCCAAACTTAATGCCCTTCTTATACTGCTTGATCTGATCGAAGGTCACTCGGGCCTTGACAGACCCATAGAAGGATACTGTATCACCATAAGCCACTGATGACAGCTTCATCAGGTTGTGATAACCTTCCGTGCTGGCTGCCCAAGCCGTGATGTGGTAGTGACTCTTGTCTTCAGCATTGAGCTTAACATACAACTCAACAGCCGGAATTAAGGTAACGGCGTCTAGCGGATAATCTGTCTTGTTTTCTTTATTATATGCCTTGATGAAGTCTTTACACTTTAAGGCATCGTACATGGAAATAGCTGTACCATGATCTGTAATGGCAAGAGCTGGTGTACCAGACTCAAGACACCATCCAACCCACTCTTCGGGTGACGGTACTGCGTCTAAGAGGGAATACTTAGAATGATTATGTAGTTGCGCGGGTTCTTTAAATCTGGCCATTGCCAGATTATACTAATCAGTATCCGCAGCCACAAGCGCCGCCGCCCTGATGTCCAGGGCCGCAACTGATAAATCCGCCAGTGTTAGGGAACGACAGCGGATCAAGATTCACAGGAGCATTATGGAAGCGACGACCGAAACTGAACTTGAATATTACGTTAGTACCAGCAGACGAACTGATGTCTAGCAAGAGTTGAACCTGGTAAGCATAGATGTTCTGACTTGCCATTGCGTAGTAGATGCCGGCGAAGAACGATCTCAAAGCAAGGTTGTTGCCGTTGCAAGCTCTCAGGGCAACAGCATTCATGTTACCAGTACCTTGAGTAACCAACCTGAAATCCTGTTGACCAGCTACAGCAGCATTTGCTAGCGCATTCTGAATAGTCGCATATTGTCCCGTTGAGGCAACACCAGTCTGAGACTGAGCTGCAACTGAAGTGCCGCCGAGAGTTCCAGCAGACACGGGGAGGATAACCACGCCCGAAGTATTGTTCTGCATGTTGACAACGTTGGCGGCCGTAGACACAGAGAATGGGGTTCCAGCGATTGAGTTCATGGCAGCAGCAATCTTCAATGCCACCGTAGTTGAACTATCACCACTTAGGATTGTCACCTGAACAAGTGTGCCTGCAACTGAAGGAGCAAGCTCTCCACTTACGTACATCCAAATTACGTAGTTAGCGCTTGGAGTAGCGTAAGTGAAATATTTACCTGGTTGACCACTTCCTGCGCTTAGGTTGGAACCATTTCTATCACCCAAAGAGAGGGTAGAGATGTCGTTGACCCCAACGCCTACGTATGCGATACCATTGGCAAATGCCGCATCCATCTGCATCTGGATGCCGTTAGAACCGTTAAAATATGAATCTCTTAAAGACATAGGGTCTCCTTTAAAACTAGGTAGACCCTATTGTATCAGGGGTTTGCGCCTGAGCTGGGGTTAACATCGCCACTTTGGATCTCTTCGATCTTCTCTAGGAGGAAGGAGATCTTAGCCTGCTCGTACTTTATAGCGCTGTTATAAGCAGCATTGAGGTCCTTAACTATACCTCTAGCCTGCTCCAGCTTACCGTCTGCAGCGCGCTCTTCCTTGATCTCCTTAACCTTCATCTCGGCCTTCACGATGAGGTCAGCAGCCACGTCTTCAGTGACATTTTCATGGTTATCAACGAAAGACTTACTTAAAACCTTCTTTACAGAACTATTAGACATGTTTTCTCCTATTTCAGTTTGGTCTTTTTGAGTTGATCTTTTAATCTCTGGGCTCTTTGTACTATCTGTTCCAGGCCCTTGGTTTTCTTCTTGGCGGTATACTTGGATAAATGCATCCTTAAAAGTCTTGGGTCACGAGGTGGATTCAAGACAGCATCTTCAAGAACGTCTAACTCTTCTGTATACTGTTTAGTCAGTCTGGCGATGCGTTCTACTGCTGTCTTAACATCATGGCAAGGATCACAGATGCGTTGAAGGTTAGCTTTGCCAGAGGTGTTACACCACAGGCGATCAATAAAAGTGTTCCAATCTTGCTTTCCATCTGCCACAGAGATGACAGGATCGATGTGATCGACTGCTATATGGCCAGCACTGACCCATTGACTGCAGACTTGGCACTGTCTTTTAACCCAGTTCTTCTTGTGTCTTTTGCCGTCTTTCTTGTACCTAGGAAACTCCTGGCGGGACTCTTCAAGGACTTCTCGAACCAAAGGAGAACGAGAGAAGGCACGCCTTAGCGCACCACGGATAGCAGATTCTTGATTGTAGGGAGGTCTCTTTTTCACAAAGAGGTTATACTGAATTGTTCTCGCCGAACTTCTTTAAAGACCACTGACCATTCTTATCGGTCTTAAGAACCTCAACTTTAGGAGCCTTAGGTCTAGGATTCTTAAGTTGTTCAGCCATCTTCTTAGGGTCTTTTCCAGATATAGGGGCAACACCTGGAAGCTCTGGCTTAACAGCTGCTGGAGCTCCTGCAGAGGGCATAGAGAGCGGCTTCACAGAAGGAATATTTAAAGCTGGAACTAAAGAGTCCTTTTTAGGTTTCATAGCAGCCAAGGACTTTTTAAGTTGCTCTATCTTATCTAGGAGATCCTGCATCCACTCATTATATCAAGTTTCGACACTAACGTGGGAGATACCACCCTGTTTCTCAACCTTAATAACCTTAGAGAACATAGAGCTGATTTCGCTTGAGTGGTCAACTACAACGATCTGGCGATTGTAAGCGAGCATTTCTAGGAGCTCCGTAATGAGGGCCTTGCCTGAGCCATCCAGACCGTCAAACGGTTCATCTAGGATGATCGGGGATAGCGATATACCAAACTGGCGTTCCATCACATCTACCAATGCAAAATCGACACACAAAGATAAGGCCCTGAACTCTCCGCCGGACAAACTCCCGATAGAGATAGATTTACCATCCATGACAAGATGCTCAGAGAACTTAGCCGTAACGTCGCCCTTGACATTCTCTTTGTAGGACTTTAGCTCGTATGACATGTTTGACCACAGTAGATTTATGTATTCAACCACGCGCTCATTGAAGGATTCTATAACAGAATCAAGGATATAGGCCTGGGCGCCAGTGGGTGAATACATGGCTGAAACTGTCTTATAAACCTCAATCTCACGAGATATAAGGTCCCTATTGTTAACAATTTGTTCACGTCTATCACTTAAATCTTTGATCTTACTCTCTAATTCTAAGTTATTTTGAAGTTTTAAATTTAGTTGCTTCAACTCTTGTTGCTTGAGGTTAATCTGAGACTGAAGTTCCATAGCCTGGGAGTTAGCAATGTCAAAATCTCTTGATTCATCTCTCTTCTTTTCTCTAAGCTTTGTATACACGTCGCTGACAGCTTGTTCCTTCGATAGGAGCTGATCACATTCATCAATTTGACTCTTTACTCCAACAGCATCATGTAGGAACTGGTCCACCTCTTGTGTGTGAGCAGTTTTCGCAGCAAGCGTGTCAAGGCTACTTCCGCACGTGCGGCACCTATCAGATCCTTGAAATGGTGTGGCGGCCTTAGCTTTAAGTTTTCTATATTGTTCATGCAACATTTCCCTTCGAGCTTTAGTTCTTGTAAACTCTGTCTTTTTTGTTAAAATGTCCTCTTCAAGTTTCTGGTACTTGCTCAAGTCTGGCTTGACGATAGATCTAGCACCACTTAGATCCACAACAAACTGAAGAATGCTCTTATTAATTTCCGCAATAGCATACTGAAAGACGTTCTCATCTACCAGAGACTCGTTATATGCATCTATCTTGGAGTCAATAGCATCCATCTTAGATTGAAGAGTTACCTTTTGCTCCTCAAGAGATTTCACCTTTTGATCAGCAATGATCTTACAGGAAGAGAACTCCTCAATATTCAGGAGTTGTAATAGAAATTGCTTCTTATCTGAGTCATTGACAGATAAAAACCTCTCTGATACGCCCTGCGGGGCATACATAGACAGAATGAACTGTTTGTAGTTTAACTTTATTATCTGCTCAAAGCCTTCTTGAGTGATGTCGAGATTGTGTGAGGCCTTTTGGAAAGACACTCCCTTAGGGCGTGATCGCCTAACCACGTATCGATCTCCGTCAACGTCGAGCTGCACTTCAGAGTATCCGCTCTTAGATCCCCTGCGTACAATTTCCGTTGCAGTAACCTTTCGAGGAATTTTATCAAAAAGAGCGAATGTAATCGCATTGAATATTGCTGTCTTGCCAGCACCGTTTGCTCTTCCAGAGTCATTGTTGAACCCGTGAACGAGCACCAGTCCGGCATCATCGAATTGTATTTCGGCATCTTCTATACTCAGAATGTTATTGATCTTAACTGATACTATCTTCATTTTTTGACCTAACTAACTTTACATCAAGACCACCAAAAGTACTAGGTTGTATGGCCACAGACGAAAACTTATGGGTTATATGCAGTACTAAGATGAGCTTCCACAGCTTATACATGCTATGTGCCCTATCTTCATTCTGCTCTGCAAACAGTAACAACGGGTGGTATATCATCTTTTGCTCGGCGATTTGTTGATAACAAGCTCGCCCTTATCGTTATAAATTAACCATTTTTCCTCTAAACACGTCTCTATAGAGTAGGTTTGAATGAGTCTAGGAACTTCGTTCTCCCAGAAGTGCTCAGTCTTGCGATCCTTGTTCTGCTGCTTCTCGTCAGAGGCCGTTCTTACGTTGGTGAATGGGTCGACTACTTCTTTAGTGACCTGTGAACCGCTACCAGGAAACTGGCGCTGCATTGGTCCCATGCACATGCCACACTCTATCGTCTCGATCTTAACGGAAACAAAGCGCTCTACGTCTGTGTGGCAGATCCCACAGTGGAAACGAAACTTAGGCATTAGAATTTCAAGCCGATGCCAGCTCCAGCTGCAGACGATGTGCCAAACTGTCCCTGCAGACCTAGCACAAACGGTCCCCACACATCGTAAGTAACGTGACCATAGTAGTCACCGTTGGTGATGCCGCCGACATCAAGCGTGAAGTTTTTTGGGTTAGTAGTAACGCTCTTGGTCTGAGTAAGCGTAGAGATCTGAGACTGATAAGATTGCTCCTTAGAGTCCCACTGTTGCTGCAACGTAGAAATTTTGGACTCATAATCCTGAGTAATTTTAGAAGTCGCAGTTGCTACCTGCTGACTTATAGTAGTCTGCATGTCAGTTGTATTGTCGGACGAGCTGTCAGAATCCTTCTCAGAGGAAGCAGTTATCTCAATAGTTCCGTCAGGATGAATGACTTTAGTATAGTTCTTCTGCTGGTGACTCTTTAGGTCAGAGACCTGAGAGGTAAGTTCTGTTACCTTAGAAGTTAAAGTAGAGTTAGTCTGAGTGAGATCTTGTATCTTTTGATCGGATACCTGGGCCATCTGAGATATCTCGGAAGAATGTTGCTGGTTCAGCGTAGAGATCTGTGATTGAAAGGTCTTAGTAAGACTCTCCTTGATCTGCTTAGTAGGATAGAAGATAGCCGCGACTGCACCACCAGCTATGAACACCAGAGCAAACTGCAATGGTTTACTTGCCTTGACTAAATTTGTTACCGCCTCAAACATCCTTCTTCTCCTTGTCGTCCTGCTTCTTGCGTCTGGTGGAGAGATTAGTGTCTATGTATTCAACTATCTTACTAAGAAAAAGAGCCTGTTTCTCAGACTTATTAGCTAACGTACTTATGCTGTATACATCTCTCATTATTTCCCAGATATCGTTACTAATCTCTGTCTTGCGATCCACTACTTACTCCGCTCCGACACCACCGCCTGCCATCATATCTGAGAATGCCTGCTTGCTCAATGCGAGTTGAGTCTCAAGACCGGCATCACGCGGGACGACAACTATGCCGCCTAAGGTGATAAGCAGAGATGCTACAGAGAGGGCGTTGCCCAAACTGACTCTACATACCTTGGCAGGTTCGATGATACCTGCCGCCTCTGGATCTACTATACGATGAGCGTTTGCGTCAAAGATAAACTTAGGCGGTTCCTGCTTGTCTATTACGTGCGACTGTAGCAAGTTCCAGATGTCTGTAAAGTCCTCACCACAGTTAGAGAGCAGAAGTTCAAACGGAGCTCTTAGTGCTTTCACCATAATGTCCCACGACTGTACATGGTTGGGATGGCGAGCAATTAGGTCAGAGAGAACTAGGTGAACCCCGCAACCACCAGGAATAATGCCTTCGGCAATGGCAGATCTTACGGCCTCAACGGCATCCTCTACGCGAGCCTTCTTCTCGCGAGCTTCAAGCTCTGAGCCACCGCCAACCCAGATGGTCGACACGCCGCCAGTGAGCTTGCTGATAGCAGCCTTAGCGAACATACGCTCACGGTCACTGGGAGCAACCTGCATGATGCTCTTAAGCTCAGCGATGCGCTCCTCGATCTGAGCACTGTCGACAGTGCTGGTGAGAAACGTCTCGTACATATTAACCTTAGCAGTTTCAAAGTTACCAAGCGCCTCATCTAGGTTATCTTCAGTGATGTAATGATCTAGGTTACCCGGATCAACAACAGAGGCCCCAGTATATGCTGCCATGTCATATAGGAACATAGAACGGGAGTTGGCCACGCCGCCAAGTGGAGTTTTGACAGGAACAACCATGTATCCACCTTTAGTAGACTTAGCAAACTTATCCAAAACTACGTCAGAGAAGCCGTGTGCAAACACCACGATGGGCTTGCCATATAATTCTGTGCCCTCAACCGCTCCCTGAATGGCAGCAGGAACCTTCAGGTCGTTCATCGTGCCATCATATAAAAACACGATGCCGTTGTCCATCTTCGCCTGCTGAGTGCTGCGATCGTTGATGAATGCCAGACCAATGGAACCAACGTCCTTCAGACCACTGGTCACTATACAACCGTCAATAGTTTCAACTCTAATACCTACATCGTCTGCTTCTTCAATGAGGACTTGACCATCTTCACCTGCCGCTATAACAGCTTCCACAGCTGCATTAGCGATAGTGGAGTCGCCATTAGCAGAGATCTTAGCAACATTAATGAGTTCATGGCGCTCTCTGGCTGGCTTAGCATGCTGCTTCAGGAACGGACAGATAACGTTGGCATATAGGTCATTAAGCTCATTCACCATGCGCTGTGGGTTATATTTTGGGTTAGCTTCTAGGAAATCTAGTCCGTGAGTAGTAAGAGCTGAAGCAAGTACAATAGCCGTAGTAGTGCCGTCCCCTGCCTGCTTGGCAGTGCGGAGGCAAATTTCCTTGGCCGACTCAATGATGACATTAGCCTCTGCGTTCGCATCCCCGAGCTCTTTTGCGACAGTGACACCATCCTTAGTGATAAGAGGAGACAGTCCATCTCGCTCAAGAGCGACGAGTCGACCACCGGGTCCGAGGGTTGCTCCGACGACATCGCCCATCTCCTTCATAGTCTTCTGTACGATCTCTCGTATCTTGGCCCTGTTAGCTGTTACGCTCTTGGCCTTGCTCTTCTGATAAATCATATCTATGTAACTCTCCTTGGCATTCCACCCTCAGGAAACAGGAGGCTGGTATGATGCTTCTCTAAATATTTCTGACCCTTATCGTTGATAGCTAAGTATGAAGTCACTATATATCTAGGTTCAAAGGGTGTAGTCTGACCGAGAGTGATTATACCGAGAGGCATCATAGCGCCTGTAACGTAACCTCTCTCTGCTAAGTCATTTATGGCAACAACGAGCTTCTCTATCCCAAGAGGTATCTCGTCTATGCAGCAGGTTGCACCAAAGAACATCACTAAGTCTGCAACTCTGCGCCAGCCAACCTTGTTCTCCTTAATAGCACACTTAGCAGACGTTATCTCTAACTTAGCCAATAGGTCGGCAAGGCCATTGTGGCCTACCTCTTCGTTACGCTGATGCACAAGACTGACGACCTTGTTATGTAAGGCTTTTCCAGCCTTATCTGTGAAGTGACGACGCATATCTGGGTAGACGTTGACAACCCTATCAAGGGAATTCGGTGTTGTATTTTGAAAGTTAGGGTTATTTGTCAGCTGGTTTATTAGACTTTGGACGGCTTGATTTATTGGACCTAGACTTCCTGACGACATTATCCATCTCCTTGTTATATTCTTTTACTACCTTCTCGTACTTCTTGATCTGCTTGGTATCAGTTTCAAAACCAAAAAAACTATGCCCAAGCTTTAAGGCAGCACGTAATGATCCGGTACCTCCGCAATACGGATCAAATATCAAGGAGCCGGGGAGACAGTCGGTCATGCGAATAAGAAGTTCTGCTAGGTCAACAGGATAAGCTTCATCTAACGAACCGGTTTGAATCTCCCACGTGTTGCCAGGGCAAGAAGTCTCATCATCGGTCTTCATGTATTGTCTGATGGGCAGACGGTCTAACTTCCAGACGTCCCCATTGCAGAAATGCAGGACGTACTCATGTGAGTTGACTAGGTTGGTTTCAGAGCGCTTGCCTGGGAACCAGGTCTTCTTGATCACTATATTATCTATGTGAGTGAAGCCGACGTCCGCCATCATCTTGGCGATCTCAAAAGGACGCCACTTAGCTTCTATGGGAGCATAGCAAATGAGGAACACAACTCCGTTGGGAACCATATGGTTCTTCAACTTAGTTGCAAACTCCTTGAACTTCTCTGGGTCAAAGCCGTCCCGTTTCCTGATGGGGATGCGAGTGATGCAGATCTCCGTGTTCCTAGGCCAGATGGCGTCGGTAGAGAGAGGATCGACGTTGTTGATTCTTACGTTGGTTTG